TTGAATATTAAAATTTTCAACTATTTTTAATTCTTGAACACCAATAGCACTTAATTTATCTATAAATTTTTCAAACTGTTTCTGGTCAGTTTTCTGTTTTACAATAACTTTTACAATCTTATCCTTATATTCTGTAGCATTGAATAACTTAGGATTAGTATCTTCATAATAAACATTATAAAAAAGTCTATATGGATTATTAACTGGAGTATGCTCTAAAGTTTCTGTATCAAAGATATGGAAACCTCTATCATCCTTTACATCATTCCAAAATAATTCATATGGATTACCAAGATAATAAATCTTACCATCCGTAGAACGTGTGTGATAGTGTCCAGAATATACCTTTTCAAATTTATCAAAGTATTTGATATCCATACCATCTTCCATCATATGCCCACGAGTTGCTTGGAATCCATTTAATTCCAAGTGTCCCATAACAATCTTTGCTTTAGATTTTTTAATAGCATCAATACTTATCTGTTCATTCTCTTGGTTAATCCAAGGAACTAATAATATTTTTAATCTACCAAGTTTTATTTCCTGAGTTTCTGGATATATTATTACATTATCATATTCTTTTAATAACAAACTAACTGAACTAACATCATTAGTATTCTTATAATAGATATCATGATTACCAATCACTGTATGAATAGTAATCCCCATTTCTCTAAGAGGATCAAAATAATTAACCTTTGCCCACTCTAACGATGATATATCAATATTTCTACGATTGTCAAAGGTATCACCCATATTTACAATGGTAGTAATTTTATTTTCTTTCAGATAGGGAAAGAAAACGTTATCGTAAAACTTTTTGAAATAATTATGAAAGAATTTAGAACTCTTACGAGCACCAAAATGTTGATCAGTTATTATTGCTACTTTCATTACTTACGTACTGGCACGTCAATAGTCCAAGATGGTGATTCTAATTTAACCATCTTGAATTGTTTTTTATTCTTTTCAATCTCATTGAGATATGCTTCACGTCCAGGTTCTGGTTGTATCTCACCATAATGAGTTTCATTAATGTCTAAGTATTCTAATACTGCTTCATCTACCATACTGTATAATGCATCCCATGTTAATGTATCTCTCAACTTAGATGCGATTCTATCCACATCATTCTCATCAAGATACTCACCCTTCACTATCTTCTTAGCATAGTTTTCATACTGAGTTAAGATTCTTGCTCTTATATCTACCAACTTGTTAAGGTTGATAGTAATTTTCACATCATCATCAATTGCCATTGTTATCTATTCGAAGATTTATACTGAATGTTATCTTTAATGGTATTATAATCAGAACTACTACCAGATAAAGCGGTATCATCTACCATCATAACTTCATCAAATCCAGTCCTTTCTATAATCTTTGTTTTAATTTCTAACTGTTTTTTCTCTTTTTGAATACGTCTGAGAAACGCATAATGTATAATCTGCGTAAAGTAAGCAAAAGGATTTTTGGATTTCTCAGGATCAAAATTATGTATGTACTGAACGCAATTTTCGATTCCATCTGATATCATGTCCTCCCGAAACATGTAATTTACAAAGTTTGGTTTATATGATAAGTGTGTAGCAATCTTTAAAAAACACTCTCCAAGATAGTTTGTAATCCTTGGTTTCGGCAAATCATTTTCTTTAGCATGAGCAACCTTTGCTCTGTAAACAATCAATGCTTCTAAGAGTTGTTTATTATTTACATAGTGTTCCGACTTTTTCCTAACCATAACATTGTTTTTTAATTATTTAATGTTGAATCTATTATAGCATACTTTCGGGGCTTGACAAGGTAGTTAAAAATCAGTACAATAACCTTTGTGGAGGTTCAAGGGGATATATTAGTTTTCTTTTTTATCTTCAGTAGTCTTATAGATTTCTTCAAGATACTTACGGGCATCATTTACAGTTGATATATAACCCATTTTATTTGTCAATTTACTTTTAACATCATTTTTGTGAGTTTTATTAACTTCACCTATTTGATTAATATCAAATCTTTCATCTTCAAGATAATTATTATAGATGTTAATTACGGAATTATCTTTTATCTCAGTAACAGTTATAACTTTATCCCATCTAATTACTATAGGATCATCACCAGGAATATTCATCCAAGTTTTTACCTTTACAATAGAACCCTCTGGTGTTGAAACCATTTTCATGATCACTGGATTTTGTAACATGATAAGAGGATTATCAGTACCTTCTTCAACAGATACTACTGAGAACAGTTCTTCCCCACTAACTAATTTTATTGATGCGTAGAATTCATTATCCATTTTTAAGTGGTACTGTTACTATATCATAAGTGAAGTTTTCTTCATTATAGACTTTTATCCTTTCAATTAAATGATTTAAAGTATAATTTTTTTTGGATTTGTAACTGATATCATCAGCAATGTCGTATAAAGTTGCTCTAGTTTTTTGCTCTCCTTTTCTTAAAACTCTTCCAATTGATTGAAGATTTCTAATTCTAGATTTTGATGGGGAAGCAAAAATAACATTATGCAAATTCTTAATATTGATTCCAGTTGAGAAAGTTCCATAAGAAGCAACAATAATTGCATTATTTTGTTGTTCAGTTATTTCACGAACTTTTTCTCTATCTTCTGTAACCACGCCACCATGTATAAAAAATACTTGGCGATTTTCAATAATGTTACTATTATTTATTAAATTATATAACGGTTCACCATGTCCTTCAACTCTGGCATAGAGTATGAGTGTATTACCTTTTAAATCAAGAGCAAGATTTTTAATAAAGTTGTTTCTACGATTATGAGTAATAATATATTGAACTTCTTCTTCAAAGTTTTCAAATTTATTCGGTGGGTGTTTCAATAGAAGTACATTGATATCCAGTTTAGCAAGATGCCCTTTCTTCATTAACTCGTCAGTTTTAATGATTTTATAGGAAGGACCAAACAATCCCTCAAGAACCCATTTATGAGTCTGAGTTCCATCAAGAGTTCCTGTAAATCCAAACCGATATTTTGCATCATTCAATTTTGTCATTATAGATATAAGTGACTTTGATTTGAATTGATGAGCTTCATCTCCAACAACTACACTAAATCTTTCAAAGTATTTTCGTGGAAGTTTATATATTGATTGCCAAGTTGTTATAATTACCTGAGAATCTGTTTCTCTTTCTCTACCAGCATATATTTTGTGACAATATGAACCAACATCCCAACCATATTCCGAAAAGTCCTTATACATCTGCTCTACCAGAGATGTCGTTGGAACAACTATCAATGTATTTTTCCGTTGCTCTACGAAGTAACGAACTATTGAGTAAATCATCAAAGATTTGCCAGAGGCAGTTGGGCTTATCAATAGTTTTCTATTGTGTCTTAGAGCATCGTATACTCCCTCTATTTGATAATCTCTAGGTTTATGCTTAGAGATTGCAGTCATATAATCTTTTACACCATCTTTAGAAATCATTTCATTGACTTCAAATGGTGTTCCGTAATATTTGTTTTCTAGAAATTCGTAAGTATATTCGTGATCTTTACAAAACTGTATTATCCTATCCAATAACCCAACATATATGTCACCCGTTTGAGTACTGAATAATCTTATTTTTCCATCCCAATATTTCTTTTTATATGCTGGTGAGAATGTTGCACCAGGAACATCAAAAGTAAATTGATCTGCTAATTCATAATAAATATGTACTTCTGCATCTACATGAAGATACACTTCATTCTTTTTTGATATAATCAAATGGGACATGACATGGTGTTCATATAGAGATATTTAGTAAGATATAAAAATACTAAATAAATTAGTTTGACCAAAATCAATGACAAGCTTGATTGAACCAAAGAAATATACTAAAACACTGGAGCGTTTACGCTCCTTTTTTTTGGCCAAAGGTTTCTATGAAGTCCATACCCAAAATCGTTTAAGTATCCTTGCTGCATGTGAAGATCCAGAAACAGTAGCAACTTACAATTACAGTGGCGATGTGTGGCCTCTACCACAGACAGGACAGATGTGGTTAGAGTATGAATTACTCAAAAATCCTGAAGCACCAGGATTCTTCTGTCTATCAACTTCATACAGAGCAGAACCAAATCCTGTTCCAGGAAGACACGAAACAATCTTCCCCATGTTTGAGTTTGAAATGCACGGTGGTGTAGAAGAACTTGAAAAGATGGAGATTGAATTGTGCGAATATCTAGGTATACCTTTAGATGAAGAAAATATCAATACCTATGATGATTGGACTAATCAGTACAATACCAAAGAACTTGAACATGAACATGAAGAGAAGATTGGTAGAGG